ACAAAGAAGATCAACGGCAATGATAACTGGTACAGAGTGACCAGTGGTCCCGGCACTGCCGAGGATACGAATACCTTTGAAGTTGATGAAGACTATAATTTCAGGAGGTAATATGGCAGATTACTATGACCAGTTCATTCAGGGAGATGACCCTTTCTCCACCGACCTTCGGTATATCGCAGAAGCTACCAAGAAGGAACCGGAGGGTGGTTATCTCGGAGCGGCGTTCAGGGAAGCATGGACGCCAATGGCAATCAGCAGGATCTATGACAGACGCTCATCTCAATTCGAGGAGGATCAGGCATGGGAGATAGGCGAAGATGTTCAGAAAGACCTTGACCTTTCTTACAACCGGAAGGAGACCGAGTATCTTACGGAAGCTCTCTCCGAACAGGAGTTTGTAGCAAGGAAGGGTTTCATTCAGGAGGACAGGGATCGTCAGATTGCAATTGCAGAGTCAGGTGGTGCTGGTGTTGTTGCCAGCCTTGCCTTCTCCCTGTTTGATCCGGTCGGCATCGCAGCCGGTCTCGTTACTGGCCCGGTTGCGGGTGCTGCCAAACTGTCAGGAATTGCGAGGACACTTACCATGGCCGGTCTTTCCGGTGTGGAGAACGTGGCAATCGAACGTATCCTGATGGAGGGTAATACACAATCCAGCTATGCGGACTTGGCTATGGCCTTTGGCATGGGGTCTATCATTGGAGGCGGCATCTCTGCTGTCACCCGTGGGAAACATCCCCATGCTGCCGCTGGTGCTGATGAGCTTGACAGCGCTATGAGGATGGATGCAGAAAGTGTTGTTGGTAAGGAGACGCTTGATGCAGTCAGGGCTGAAGCTGTTGGGCCTATGGAAGCTGTCGCACCTGAGATGGACTATGCCAAGGTCACCCGAGGCATGGAGACTCATGAGGGCAGTCTCACACGTGAGACCAACGCTGGTAATGAGATGACCGCAGGTAGACAGAAGCAATCCCGTAAGCGTATCAAGGAGCTTGAGGCTGAGATCGAGATCCACAACAAGGAGATCAGTGAGGCTCAAGGGGAAGTCACAGCCCATCGTGATGAGATCTTTGAGCAGCAGAAGGTCTTCGTGGAGGAGATCGGCCCCAAGCGTGATGAGGTTCGTGCCAAGTATGAAGAACGAATCAAAGCACAGGAGGAGAGGATCGCCATTGTGGAAGCGAATCTTGAAGCAGCACGTAAGCCTGAGAAGTTCGCAGCCAAACTCTGGAAGGAGGAGGTCAAGCTGGATGAGATGCGGAAGACTCAGGCCAAGGAGCTGAATGCACTGGAACTGGACCTCAAGAAGAAGATTGCAAAAGCTGAGGCCAAGTTTAATAAAGAACTCAGCAAGAGATCCAAAAAGGCAAAGGTCAGACGAAGTGGTTTGCAGGATGAAATCCAGATGCACCATGAGAGACTTGGTGTGGCGGCTGATGCCAGAAACGCAGCCAACAAGCTGAGAGCATGGCGAGGTATGGATGAGACCACAAAGATCAAGACCCTGTATGGAGATGAGATCCCAACCATCAAAGCTGAAGTGGAGGCACAGATCGCAAGTGCCAAGCCTTATGAAACAGGAGAGATAGAGATCCCGGTTGAAGTGGAAGGTATCGCAGCTCCCGGCCCCGAAGCCAGCACAGTGATCGGGTTCAAGCCCACCACTGGTACGGTCGGTGCTATGAGGGCAGAAGGCCCACTGCTTCAACGTGCCTTCGACAACATCCCGGATGAGTCGGTAAAGCATATCACCCGGTTCAGTTATGATGGCGGCAATGTGCCTGAAGATCTCAAGGGTATGAGAATACCACAGAAGATCTTCGGAATGCAAGTCCCTCGCTGGACCCGGCACCTTGAGTCTATTCATACAAGGCTGATCAACTCCGATAACATGGCAATCCGTGGTCTCGCTTACAATCTCTTTGAAGCACCGCAGGGTGGCACGGCTGCGAAGTACACAGCAGCAGCCCGTGTCAAGAATAACCAGAATCAGATTAGGTCTGCTATGCGTAACAGGCTTGAGGAAGGAATGGGTGAATGGGGTAAGTCAAAGAATATCAGCTTCCTTGATATGCGGATGAAGCCGGATAACTTCCAGACTTATCACAAGCAGGTCATATTGGAAGTGAAGTATCCCGGAACATTTACAGATGACTCGATCATCAATGCTGCTGCTGGTGTACGTGATCAGCTCAGTCTGGCCGGAGGGTTAAGGCAGTCCGTTGGTGAGGCAGGGTTTGACAATCTCGACCTTGATGCTAACTATGTCCCCACGATTCTGGATGAAACGAAGATCAAGGCAGCGACCTTGCAGAACAGGCAAGCTCTGAAGGATCTCATATCCCTCGGGTATCAGCGGGGTAAGCACACCCTCCCGCCTGATGTGGCTGATCTCATCGCAGATAGTTACATTGCCAGATCCCTTGACCACTCTCTGACAGGAAGGAACTTCATCAGAAGGGTGACCACCACGGATCTTGCCACTGTGGAGAAGAAGCTCTTAGATGCAGGAATCCCACCGGAGACTGTTCGGGACTTCTTTGATCGGACCATGGCAAGTGAAATGAAAGAACACCTCGACAACAGAGCCAAGGCATCGTTCGGTCCTGACATCTCTGTTGAGCTTAATGGCATGAAGTTCGTTGACCTCATTGATAATGATCTGCCCAAGCTCCTTGAGTCTTACACTCGGGATGCAGCAGCCGGTCATGCCATGGGGAAGTTGGGCTTCAGGTCAAAGATTGAAGTTGAACAGTTCTTGGCTGATGTTGAGAAGCAAAGCACCAACCATGGCCTGAACCCTGTGGATATTGCAGAGGAGCTTCAGGTCTTGTACGATGGCGTCAATCTGCTTTACGGTCGTTCACTGAACCCTGATGCTCACAGTCCCTTTGTCCGACACCTCGGACAGCTCAGGGATGCAACCGGGTTCCTCCGACTTCAGACTGTCGGCATCTCCTCTATCCCCGAAGTGGCAAGGGTATCTGCCCAACGCGGACTCAGTGGTGTATTGGAAGCCTGTCCTGATCTTGGGATTGGTATCCATGGCACCAAGGCTATGAGAGAAGGTGGTAAGTACAGTGGGCAGTTCAAGAGGGCTGACCTTGAGGAGCTGGAAGCGGTGCTTGGCTATGTTGGTGAAGATCATGTTCTTTATCCGCAGGGGTTGAGAGCAGATAACATCGAAGAATCAGGTGCCTATAGCAGGATGGAAGAGACTATCAACAATGGTCTTGCCATGGGTAAGAGGATGCAGGAAGTTGCCTCTGGCTTCCGTTTGGTTCAGGGAGGTGGTGAGAAGATCGCTGCTCGTTCCTTGGGTAACCAGATCAAGGCATGGGCAGATGGTGATCTTGGCCGTGCGCTCAGTCCTGCCAACATTAAGGACGCTGGCTGGCATGATGGGTTCCTCGATAATCTGAAGACATGGATGACTGAGAACCCTGCGACGGATACATTTGAGGGCAGAGATTATCGGTTATTCAACTTCGGCCAGATGCCCGCTGATATGCAGGAACAATTGCAGATTGGTATGCACCGGCTGGTCATGCGTGACATGCAGCGTCCCTTCGTTGGAGAGACACCCACGTTCATGCACAAGTGGTTAGGCCAGACCATGACGCAGTTCCGTAGCTTCTCCCTCCTTTCTTTTGAGAAGCAGCTCCTTCACGATATCCGGCATGATCGTGCTGCTGGTGCTGTGATCGCTGCTCACTCTGCAATGATGGCTTATGTTGCCATGACCATCAAAGCGATTCATGCTAATCTCGGCAAAGACGATGCGGCAGAGCAGATCAAGAACAAGCTCACCGGTCTCAATGCGGTCAAGGGTGTGATCAATGGTATGGGTCAGGTAGCTGCATGGGGTATTGCCAAGGATGGTCTCGCCACCTTCGGTTTGCTCCCGGCTGAGATGATGTCAGCGCCCAACCAAGTCGGTGCCAGAGGTCTCACTGGAAGCTCAGTGCCAGTTCTCGGGCTGGCTGCTGATGTAGCCGAAGTCGGTAAGAACGTAGCCGACATGGTATTCAGAGACAAGGAAGGTATCGAACTTAAAACCGTCAAGTCAGTCCAAGGGATCACACCTTTCGGAAGGGCTATTGGCATTAACCAAGCATGGAACGCCATGTTCAACTTGCTTGATGAATAGGAGGTATTATGGCTTATAGTCACACAGACACCGTGGGTGATGGAGGGACAGTTACATTCCCCTTCACCTTCAAAGGCCCGGATAACGGGTACTTCAGGGATGCTGATATCGAGGTGGAGTTAGATGGGACTCCCACCTTAGACTTCACCTTAACCGGCCCCACGCAGGTCACCTTTGCTGTTGCTCCTGCTGATCAAGTTAAGATCCGTATCATGAGGAAGCAGCCTGATGAAACGCCCTATACTGATTTCCAGAGGGGCAATGCCTTCGGACAGGCCAACATCAACCGGAGTTTTCTTCAGCAGCTCTACCTCCTCCATGAGTTTATGGATGGGTTCAAGGTCTCAGGTTATTATGAGAAGCAGCATCTTAATATGGGGACCAACTATCGGATCATCAACCTCTCACCCGGCGTAGACCCTCTGGATGCTGTCAATGTAGAGCAGGCTGTGGCAGCATTTGAGGACATGGATGCCATCATCGCAGCAGCGGAGGCGGCAGCAGCGGCCAGTGCAGCGGCGGCGCTTGTGTCTGAGAATAACGCAGCAGCTTCGGAGGCAGCGGCAGCAGCTTCGGCAGCTTCCATCGTTGGTGATGAGGCTTCGGCTGCGGCCAGTGCTGCGGCTGCTCTTGTCAGTGAAACCAATGCAGCAGCGAGTGAAGCGGCGGCTGGTGCCAGTGAGACGGCAGCAGGTCTCTCAGAAGCCTCGGCTGATGCCTCAGATATCTCGGCAACTAACGCTGCTGCGGCAGCAGCCACATCTGAGAGCAATGCGGCTACAAGCGAGACCAACGCTGCTACGTCCGAAACCAATGCGGCGATCTCGGCAAGTGAGGCGGCAGCTTCGGCTGCTTCCATTGAAGGGGATGTGATAGCTGCGGCGGCGAGTGCTGCGGCGGCTTTGGTATCTGAGAACAATGCAGCTACCTCTGAGACAAACGCTGCTTCCAGCGAATCGGCTGCGGCTGGATCTGCCTCGGCTGCCTCCACCAGTGCGGCGGCTGCTCTTGTATCTGAGAACAGTGCTGAGACTCACAAGAACAGTGCAGGCACCTTTGCGGGAAACGCCTTAGTTAGTCAGTTTGCAGCAGGTGTGTCGGCTGGTGCGGCTGCTACATCTGAGGGCAATGCTGCTGCCAGTGCTTCGGCTGCTGCTGGTAGTGCTTCGGCTGCGGCCACCTCGGAGGCCAATGCTCAGTCAAGCGAAGATGATGCACTCACATATGCCACGGCTGCTTATGACTACCGGAACGCGGCTCAGGCTGCACAGGTTGCATGTGAGGCTTTGGTTCAAGCTGGTAATCATTTCTTTGAAAGACGTGGGGCTGTTGCTAATAACCACACTAACACAGATACAGCCAGTTGGCATTCTATGTCCTTTGATGTTCTATGGGCATCCGTTGGTAGTGGGAGTGCGGCTGCTGCCTTTACTGCACCTGTCAAAGGAATCTATCACTTCACATCCACTTTCAAATTCCAGAATGTTCAAGGGCCACCCACGTTTGTTATGGGTAGGTTTACGAATAATGGAGGTGAAGTCTATGTTGCAAAACAGATGACACCTATAATTACGACTACCCCTTATCATATCGGTTTGGCAGCTACCATACTTCTTGATGTTGGTCATGTAGTTACCGTGGACTACTTCATGTGGGGTGGTACGTCTATTGATATCGAAGGACTTAACTCACACTGGACAGGCTTCCTCGTCAAGGAGGTTGTGTAGAAAGGAGGTCTTATGCAAAACTTAGCAACATGGGCAGGAGTGCTTGTGGCCGCGCTCTTGCCTGTCGTCGCTGCCTTAGTTATCTTGTATTCAGACGTACAATCACTCAAGGTCACCAAAGCAGAGCAAAGGGAGGTACTGGAATTAAAAGTTGATTTCACGAAGCAGATGACTCGGAACACAACAGCCATCGAAAACTTAAATGAAACACTCAAAACATTAGGAAGGAGATTTGATTATGGCAAATAAGAATGCGGCTAATGAGAATGAAATCGGAATCCTGCATAAGCTGATCACGATGTGTCATAACCTGAAGGCCACGTCTATGATGGATGCAGCTCGGCTGCTGATCGACAATGGATGTGAACCCGAGGAGCTGGCCATCCTGCTGAACTCCAAGGATCTGGCGGTCATGCAGAAGTGGGTTGAATACAATGGTGTGGCTTGTTCAACAGCAGAGGATGAGGAAGGATCTGAACTCTCTCAGCGGCTCAAGAAGCTGAAGAAAGCTCAGGCTGGCAAGGTGGTATCTTTTATGGACGCTCAGGAGGCAGTAGGAGGTAATTAAAGACCTACATAGATAAGGAGGCTTGATGGCTAAACGTGAGATATCTCAGGAGAAAGAGCTTGAGATGCGTGAAGCCTTGGCATTGGTGCAGGAGACTTTTCCAGACAGTGAGGAAGGTTTCCTGCTCTTTGCTCAGACCTGTGTAAATGAGTTGATAAGGGGCAACCCTGACCTCAATAGGATACAGGCTGACATCTGCAAGTGGCTATACTCTGGCCATAAGTATCGCATGGTGCAAGCGCAACGTGGACAGGCAAAGACAACACTCACTGCAATCTATGCAGTGTTCCGGCTAATACATGACCCTGCCTTGAGGATCTTGATCTTCTCTGCTGGTGGTAAGATGTCGAAGGAGATTGCATCTTTCGTCATTCAGATAATCAACGGCCTTGACTTCCTCTGGATGTTGAGGGCTGATAAGAATGCAGGTGACCGTGAGTCCATCGAGGGCTATGACGTTCACTGGATGTTCAAGGGTGTGGAGAAGTCTCCTTCCATCAAGTGCATGGGAGTGGATACCAACGCACAGGGATCACGTGCCGATGTCTTGATTGCAGATGATATCGAGTCCATGAAGAACTCAAGGACAGTGAACACCCGAGAGGTATTGGAAGATCTGACCAAGGAGTTTGAGGCCATCTGCGCCGATGGTGATATCATTTATCTTGGTACTCCTCAGTCTGTCGAGTCGATCTATAACAATCTGCCCGGTCGTGGATACCATATCCGCATCTGGCCCGGTCGTTATCCTACGGAGAAAGAAGAAGATGCCTACGGGGATAACCTTGCTCTCATGATCAAACAGGATATGATCATCAATCCCCTGATCCGTGAAGGCGGTGGGATGGATGGTACGATGGGACAACCCTGCTGCCCTGAGATGTTCCCTGAAACACGCCTACTTGAGAAAGAGCTCTCCATGGGTCCGGCTAAGTTCCAGCTTCAATTCATGCTGAATACGAGCTTGTCCGATTCCGAGCGATACCCGTTGAAGATTGAGAACTTGATGGTGGCTGACTTCAGCCGTGATCAGGCTCCGGTTCTGCCGGTCTGGTCGAACGACCCCCGCAACCTCTACCGATCCACGATGCTTGGCGGGAAGTTTAGGGTGTATCGCTGTGTCCAGCATCAATACGAGATGAGGCCGTTCGATGACACCATCATGTATATTGACCCGGCGGGTGGTGGTAAGAATGGCGATGAGATGGGCTATGCGGTCATTAACTTGATCGGAGCCTATATCTACATCTCAGCTATCGGTGGTGTGCCGGGCGGCTACGAAGAGGAGAAGCTGCTCAAGCTGGTGGCTGTGGCTAAACAACACGGGGCCAAGACGGTGTGCATCGAGAAGAACTACGGCAACGGCGCTCATGCCAATATGCTCAAGCCTCTCTTTGCCCGTGAGAAATGGCCGGTCAGGATCGAGGACGTGTATGAAGCAGGCCAGAAGGAACTCAGGATCATCGACGTGATTGAACCCCTGCTCTCTTCTCACCGACTCATCATATCTCCTGCTGCGCTCGACTACGACGCCACCTCGGTTGGCATCTACTCCGTCGAGAAGCAGATCACATATCGGTTCATCCACCAGATGAAGATGCTCACCCGTGACTCAGGGTGCCTCCGACATGACGATAGATTGGATGCACTGGCCGGTGCTATCCGGTGGGTGGTCGAGAGGTTAGACTTTGACACTCAAGTTATGATTGAGGCAAAACGAAGATCTGAGGCACTAACGGAGATCGCCGTATGGAATGACCCGGTTTCTCGCCGCGTGTGGCTTACAGGGGTGGTTCCGGTCGTCTCAGGCCGTGTGTCTCGAAATAGTCTCAATTCGGTACAGAACCGTCCCGGTCGAAAGAGACGGAATAGGTTCTAAATAGGGTAGTATCTCAGATGTCAAGCCCCAATATTGATGGTAGATGCAGTAGTTCAACTTCTTCTTTTCCTTGTTATTTCATATACTTATAATTAGAGACCTACATAGGTATGGAGAGAACAAGAAATAATAAGAAATAAAAGAAGAGAAGAACTACAAGAGATCTCTATCAATAATTAGAGACCTACATAGATATAAGAAACTTTAAGAAATACACCATATAACTCAAACAACAAGGAG